TATTCTGACGAGGATGAGATTGAAAGTTATAGGCAACGTAAATACGTATATTATTAAAAGGAGAAAAGACATGTCAAGAAATAGAAAATTAGCAATGGCAGCATCTATACTCGGAGCTGGTGCATTGTTAGGAATGAGACAAAGACCCATGAGTGTTACGGGTGCGCCCCCAAGTGCTAAAACACCTAAATCAACAAAAAGAAATCTAAATAAAAGAGTAGTAGATCTTGGAGATTCATCTAAAAATTTAGTAGGTAAGACTACTAAAATTACTGTAGACAAAGATGCATTACCTAGAGAGATTGAAGAAAAAGCTAGTGCGAAGAAAGCTAAAATTCAAAAAACTAAAAAAATAGTTCAGAAGAGAAAAGACGAAGGAAAACTTTCACCACTTATGCCTAAGTCAGAAAGTCAATTTGATGCTATGCAAAGTAAAAATTCAGGATTAGGTATTTTTGATATGAACAAAGGCGGATCAGTAAAAATGATTAAAGCTCGTGGTGGTGGAATGGCTATACAAGGAATGAAACCTACTAAACTATATTAATGGCTGAAATCGATAAAGTGATTGATGAGGAGATTGTAACTCCTGACACTGAAGAAGTAGATGTTGAAGTAGAATCTGAAACAGAAACAGATTCTGATGTAATGGCTGCTGTAGAAAACGCAGCTGATGCATTTTATAAAAACATTGCAGAAGACATGTCAGATGAAGTTCTTCAGAGAATGTCTAATCAATTACTTGACGATTACAAAAAGGATAGAGTTTCAAGAAAAGATTGGGAGACGTCTTACACAAACAATTTAGATCTGCTTGGAATAAAACACACAGAGATGACTAGACCATTTAGAGGGTCGGCATCCGTGACTCATCCACTTTTATCAGAAGCTGTTACACAATTTCAAGCGCAAGCTTATAAAGAATTACTTCCATCTTCAGGACCAGTTAGAACAAGAGTCTTGGGGATGGAGGATGATCAAAAAATAAATCAAGCGCAACGTGTTCAAGATTTTATGAATTACATGATCACTGAGGAGATGGAAGAATATACTCCTGAGTTTGATCAATTATTATTTTATTTGGCATTAGCAGGTTCAGCATTTAAAAAAGTTTACTATGATGAAGTCATGCAAAGAGCTGTTTCTAAATTTATACCAGCTGAAGATTTAGTAGTGCCATACTACGCTACAGATTTGATGGATTGTGAAAGAATTACTCATGTAATTAAAATGGGTGAAAACGAAATTCTAAAAAAACAACAAGCTGGTTTTTACAGAGATGTAGAATTAAAACCTACATCTAATGGTCCTAGTGAAATTGAAAAAAAATATCAAGAATTAGAAGGTGTAACTCCAGGTGGAGATAAACAATATTCTTTTTCTATTTTAGAAATGCACGTTGATTGCAATTTAGAAGAATTTGAAATGCAAGATGCAGACAAACAAGTTAAAGTTCCTTACATTGTAACTATCGATGAAGGCTCAGGACAGATTTTATCTATCTACCGTAACTATGATATTGGAGATGAACTTAAAAAACGTAAAGAATATTTTGTTCACTTCAAATTTTTACCAGGTTTAGGGTTTTATGGCTTTGGATTAACACACATGATTGGTGGTTTAAGTAGAACTGCTACACAATCTTTAAGACAATTACTTGATGCTGGTACATTATCTAACTTACCAGCTGGATTTAAGTCTAGAGGTATAAGAATTCGTGACGATGATCAGCCATTTCAACCGGGAGAGTTTAGAGATGTGGACGCACCAGGAGGAAACATTAAAGATCAGTTTCAAATTTTACCATTTAAGGAGCCATCAGCTACATTATACCAATTAATGGGGTTTGTTGTGCAAGCAGGACAGAAATTTGCAGCGATAACTAACATGGATACGGGTAATGACATGCAAAATAGAGCTGTTGGAACTACTGTTTCACTTTTGGAACGTGGTTCGAGAGTCATGAGTGCTATACACAAGCGATGTTACTACTCTATGAGAAGAGAATTTAGACTTTTATCTAAAGTTTTTGCAACATATCTACCACCAATCTACCCATATTCAGTATATGGTGCAGATCAAGCGGTAAAACAAACTGATTTTGATGATCGAGTGGATGTAATTCCAGTTGCAGACCCAAATATTATGAGTATGGCGCAAAGAGTTACACTTGCAAACGAAAATTTAAAGATTGCTATGTCAAATCCTATGATGCACAACTTGAGAGAGGCATATCGAAGAGTATATGAAGCATTGGGGACTCAAGATATCGATCAAATACTTAAACCAGTCGAAAGACCTATGCCAAAAGATCCTGCAACAGAAAATATGGAAGTATTAGCTATGAAACCACTTAAAGCATTTCCAGATCAGGATCATGATGCGCATATTAATGCACATAGAGCATTTATGTCTACAAGAATGGTTCAAATAAACCCACAAGTTTACACTGCTTTACAAGCACACATATCTGAACACGTTTCATTAAAAGCACAAGGTGAAGTTGGAGCTGCTATAGCTAATGATCCCATTATGCAAGGAAGATTACAATCAGATCCACAAGGTGCACAAATAGAAATCAACGCAATGATAGCTAATAGAGTTTCACAATTAACAATTGAACTTGCTCAATCAGAAGCTATGGGTCAAAAGCAAGATCCTCTTGTAATGTTAAAACAAAGAGAGTTAGATTTAAGAGCTATGGACATGCAGCGTAGAGCTGATGAAGCTATGATGAATATGGATATCAAAGAAAATCAAATCGAAGAACAATTAGATTTAGATAAAATGAAATTAGAAAATAATGAGGCTCAAGCAAAAGAAAGAATTAGAATTGCTGAGGAGAAAATTGAACTTGCAAGGAGTAAAAAGAAATAATGGCTGATCCAAAAAAAGGAACTGGTAAAAAACCTAAAGGTAGCGATAGAAGATTGTATACTGATGAAAATCCGAGGGATACAGTCAAGATTAAATTTGCTACACCAAGTGATGCTAGAGCAACAGTTACAAAAGTTAACAAAATTAAAAAACCTTTTGCTAGAAAAATTCAAATATTAACAGTTATGGAACAACGTGCTAAAGTTATGGGTAAAAGGGAAGTCGTTAGCATAGCTAAAAAAGCAAAAGAAAGTTTGAGAAAGAGATTTGCATAATGCCACTTACATCTAAAGGAAAAAAAATAATGTCAGCAATGAAAGAACAATACGGTAAAAATGCTGAAAGAGTTTTCTATGCTTCAAAAAATAAAGGCACAATAAAAGGTGTTGATGTTATGAAAGCATTTAAAGGGGCGCAAGCTGATACTAAAAAAGGACAAGCTATGTCTCCTGGTACTGGTGCAACAGGGGGTACGAGAGGTATGGGAAGAGACCCAAGTGCTGCGTCTGTTGGAACTGGAAGTGCTAATAGACAAAAATTAGCTAAGGACAGAAAACAATTACAATATTTAATAACACCTAGTAGTAGTCCAAAAAATAGAGCTATTGCATTAGCAGCTGGTTTAGTTGTTCCTGGTGGAGGTTTTTTATATAAGAGAGCAATTGATCAAAATACAATCTTTGCTCCAAAAAGAAAAAAAAATAAAACAAATTTAGTCTCTAATAATAACTTAAATAACGATAGATCTCCCAACCATGAAATGCCAATTATACCTAAAATACAAGCAAACAAACCTATTGATCCATTGTTGATAAAACCTAAAGATAATTTTTTTAATTTTAAAGCTTACAATTCAGGTGGTGTATCTTTTGGTCCTCCACCTAAAAGGGGACCTAATCCACAAGTTCCTCCAGTTAAAATGAAAAGTGGAAAAATGAATAATATGTCTTGCCCTCATAGACCTGATGGTATTAGAGGTATGGGTGCAGCCATAAAAGGATCTAAATTTATAGGAGTTAAATAATGTGGTTTCAAGCAATCAAATTAGCTGTATCAGCTGGAAGTAAAATTTACGCAAACAAACAAAAAGCTAAGATGGCAATGTCAGATGCACAATTGTTACATGCAGAAAGACAAGCACGAGGAGAGGAAGCTTATCAAGGTAAACTTTTAGAAGCCCGACAATCGGACTGGAAAGACGAGGCGGTGCTTATAATATTAAGTTTGCCCGTTTTGGTGCTTGCATATGCAGTAATATCGGATGATCCAACTGCAATGGACAAAGTAAAATTATTCTTTGAGATGTTCTCGCAACTGCCGGGATGGTTCACAAATTTGTGGATCCTTGTCGTGGCGAGCATTTATGGAATTAAGGGAACACAAATATTTCGTAATGGAGGGAAGAAATGATTTGGAATTGGATAAAAAATTTATTTAAACCTAAAGTGCAAAAAGATCCACATGAAGAAATGTTCGAAAAGGATGAGTATTCTATAGAGCAGCTTCAACAAATGACAAAAGGGGATCTTAAAAAATTAAGAGCACAAGGTAAAATAAAAAGTATTGCACATCCTTTTTATTAGTATATAGATTCTATATGAGTCTAAGATCAGCATTATTGCAAGCTTTAGAAGATAGATACAATGCACAAATTTCTGAATCTGATGCAACAATACAAATATATTTAGAAAAACCAGTTGCCATAGGTGAACATCCACAACATATAGATGAAATAGATAAACTGATTGAAAAAATTGCTCACGCAGAAGAAAAATTACAAATCTTACAACAATTCAAAATATGATCCGTGGGGATAGCTCCGAATATGATTTATTAAAAAAATGGTGCAAGACATTACCATTTTATAACGAACCCAAATCAGTAACTACTTGTGAAGTGGGAGTTAGAGAAGGATTAGGCTCTCAAATAATTATGGAGAGTATTACACCAAGATTAGATAAAACAGAATATCAACATTATGCAATAGATCCTTATGGTGATCTAGAATACGAACATTTTGATAATCATCCACAATGGAAAAGGGATGGTAAATGGACTTCAGAGGCACCAAAATATTCTAATAAAATGAGAGATCAAATGGTAAAAGATTTTGCGGGTCACCCTCATTATAAATTTTATAACATGACTGATGTTCAATATATGAAAATATTTAATTTAGCCAATACAATATTTGATTTAGTTCTTCTTGATGGGCCACACACTACAAAAGATATTTTAAGAGAAACTCTTTGGTTTGCAGAAAGATCAAGAAAAGGTTCAAGAATAATTATTGATGATTATAATTTATGCAATTTTGAAGTCATTAGAGCTGCAGTTTCTTATTGGGATTTTACAATACATGAAAAGGGTAACAACAAAGTTTGTTTAGAGAGAATATGTTAGACCCACGAACAAGAGAACAAATAGAAAATATTATTAAAAGAAATATTAAAGATGTTAAGGATCATATCTGCTATGGGGTTGAAACGGAATCCCAGTTAATGTATGCTAGGGGCAGACTCAGCGCATTAGAAACGCTGCTTCAGGATATTAAAAACCTGCACAAGGAGGATAACGATGGTACAACTGATTAAACCTAAACTTACAGATTTCGGTTCGAAAGAAAATAAGGAAGAGGTAAAATCACAAATTCCAACAGATCCA